ACATCAGGGTCATAATTAGTCAATGACTTAGCTACAGCCTCTTCATATTCATTTTGCAATAATAGATGATACTTTTGTTCTGGTGTTATTGGTGATTCCAATATCGCCAATATATCTACCATATTTGTATTAATTTTACTGAATTGTGGTTTATATACATTTAATTTAAGTTCATCTTGAATTCCATTTATTTTTCTAAGCCAGTTAAAAGTTTTTTCAATAATTCTTTGTTTAGGTATAACATATTGTTGCGTAAATATTTCCAATGATTCTAAAAGTTCATTTCTATTACCTAATTTACCAGGAGTTTCAATACCAAATAAACCAGGATTAGTAACTCTGTGTGCTTTTAAAATACCTTCCCTCACCTGTTCATTTAACATAATAAATCGTTCATCAGAAGCATTTAAATTAATTGGTTCAAATGTTGCAGCAGTATCTTTTGAATCTGAAAATGTAACCATAACATTACCAGCCATATCTGAACCAGAATATTGATTTTTTAATCTTCTAACTATTTCAAATGATTCTTCACTAGATGGTTGACCAATTGGAAAATTTATTAACATTGATGGATGAAATCCATTTTTTACATTATTTAAATGAAAATTACTAATCTCCCATTCAAGTTCAATCCACCTAATACCTGATTCATATTCTGGTCTAGCATAAAATTCAGTACCAGGTCTATATTCTTTTACATATAAAATCTGTGATAATTCTTTTTTATTACTTGTTGAGAATCCTGAATATAAAACTGGTTTATGTCTATAACTAAAATTCCAATCATCACAATACCAATAATTTTCTTGTTGTGGATATTTTTCAGGTTTATCAGAAATAGCTATTCTAATCTTTGAAGGGTCTATATAGTTTATTTCAGCAATTCTACTTCTATCTTTTGACCAAATTATATTCAAATAGAATCCACCATATAATTCCATATCCATAGTAATTTTAAATACTATTTGGTCTAAATCATCTTGGTTATAAACATTTTTTAAAAAACTTAAAGCATCTATACCTAAACCAAGTGTATTAAAACCATTACCACCAATAAGCATAGCTTTTTGTTTAAGAATAGATGAATGCAATGATGATCTATTAGATAAACTAATCAAGAATTGTGGGTACAAATTATCATCACCAAATGATACCCACCCTCTACCATTAGATATAGTTTCAGAAGGCATTGGTATTTCTACTGATGCAAAGTTAAAACTATCAAAGTATTTTTTTTCATTTATATTTGTATTCATATTAATTACATATTTTTATAATAAATTATTTGAGCGTCATCATTACCTGTATATTCAGTATCTGCCGTATAGGTTCCAGTTATTATTAAAATTCCAGTCTCAACTAAACCTATTGCTTGTGATATATCTAAATTATTTGGAGTTAACATTTCCCAAACATTATATGTCCATTCACCAGCATTTGCTAAAATGAAACCTTGTGTTGGATCATCAACTACATTTAAAGTAATTTCAAATTCAGACCAATACCAAGGAGCATAACTTGAATCATCTTGATAAAATATAACTTCATCAAAACTACCTTTTCTTATTATTTGCCAGGTATAATAAGGTTGGATTTGTGTAGATTTTTCATAAGGTGTAATGGTTATGTTATTAACACCATCATTCAGGTAAATCATTAGTTAATTTAATTTCTTTTATAATCTTTTTAGGCACTTCAATCTCAAATAGATTTGAATAACCTTTATTAGAATATAGATTATACATTTCTGAGTCTATAAATCTAACCAATATATTTTTTTTTGTGAATGGGCAAAAAATAAGTTCATTCAAATGTTCCTCTTTAATCTTTAATTTCATAAAACTATATATTTTTTTTTGTATTTATTTTTTTATAATAGAAATCATAAATCATATCCCACATCATTTTTATTTGTTTACCAGTTCTATATTTATCATATTCAGTTATATTAGATGTTATTATTTGATAAAAAAAGATTATAGTTGATATATCATCAAAGTCAATATAATATCTATTTAATTGAATTTTATCTATAAAATCTTTAAGCCCCTTTAGATTAACATTCGGAGTTTTTCTATTCAGTCTATAAACCCTATAATATTCAGTTGAGCATTTCCTACAATAAACCCCATTTGGATTTTCTTTTTGAACTCCACATTTTGAACAATTTAATCTAATTCTTTTTACCATAGACTATATATAGTTTCCTTAAATGAAGAAACCGCCCATTAGGCGGTCCTTCGAATTAGATATGAAAAGTGTTATGCTGGAGCTATAACACTTAATGCTGCTGCTGTTGTTACCTGAGTTAAGGCATCATATTCCTTACCAGTAAATGTTATAGTGAATCCATTAAGGTCACCATATGCTTTACCCAATCCACCAGCTACTGCTGATACTTGAACTGGATTTTGTTTTCCTACTAGGAAATAAGCACCATTTACATCAAGGACTAAAATTCTCCATCTACCTCTACCAAGTATATTAACTTGTTCTATTAATGTAGCATTTGTGTTATGTACTGTGATTTCTACTGTTTGTTCGTAAAAAGCAGTACCATTCTGAACATTAAAATTGCCAGCTTCAGTTAATGAACCAGTTTCTATTGTTTGTTGGAATTCGTAAAAAGATACAGTTGCGCCTGTGAAAGCTGTTATTTGACCAGCTGTTAAACCAGTACCAATTGTGTAACCTATATCATTACCATTCCATTCGCCAATAAAAACTGCCTGCACACCAGCAATACCTTTACAAGCTATTGAGTATCCTTCTGTTATTAAACAAGACATATTTTTTATTTTTGTTTTTGGTTGATTTTAGTGGGAGATTATTAAACCCCCCACTTAATCAATAGTTTTTTTTATCCCATATAAGTTACAACATATTGCGGATACGCAATCTGAACTCCTTGCTTCCAAAGTGCTCTGAAGAATATTGAGTTGAAATCCTCTGACTTCCAGATTCTAAATGATTCATAATCATTTTGAAGGTCAGTACCAAAGAATAGGTTAGATGCTGGACTTAATACCATTCTATTTGTAGAAGATAAACCCCTTGTAGCAAGAACCCTAATGTTTGTACCAGGATGCATAATTGAGTATCCAATGTCATTAGATTCATCAGCAGTGAAGTGGAAGTAATTAGCATTTCTCAAAGCTCTTACATATGTTCTGTAGTTAGCATAAGATAAGAAGAGTGTTAAGTCAGGCTGATCCCAAACATTCTGAGGAAGTGCAGAAGCCATACCATCAACCACACCAATAGCATTTGCTACTGTTAAAGCACCAGATGCAGTAGCATAAATATTACCACTACCACCAACTTTAACAACAGATGATGTAAAGTCAGTATCGATTAGGTGTAAGAAACCATCACACTTACGCATATTAGCGTCATTAGAATATGTAGCTGAAGCAACATTACCAACCCAAGTTAAATCGTCGATAAGACCTTGGATTTTGTCTACTTTATCAGCAACATACATTTTAGCAAATGAAGTTGGCTCAAGTGTATCATAATACGAACCAGATTTCATAAGTTTACCAGTCCAGTATTGTTCTAATGAACCTGAACCATTTAAACAGATTTGTTCCTCAACCATTAGAGGACAAACTTGTAGTGAGTTCTGTGTTAAAGTTACAGAACCAGTAGCGGTCAATTGACCACAAGCAGCATCTTGAACAACCAAGTTGGAAGTCATAATGTTTAGTGCGTCAGCATATTTCACTCCAGTCTGAACTGAGATATACTGTTGTGTTCTACCAGCCAAAACTGACTCCCTAATGAGTTCCATAGAAAGTTGGTCTGTATACTTGGTAAGAGCACTTGTTACGATTGTACTATTAAAAGCCATTTTTTATTTATTTTTTTTTGTTTATAATTTAGTATTATTGTTTTCTTTTCTGTTCTTTTTGATTATTTCTCTGATTTCATCAATCTCAGAAATGTTTTTTCTTTTAGAGAATTCTTTTGGGTCAATAGAACTACCAATTCCTTTTTCCATAATGATTGATTCAGTACCAGGTTCTTCTGAGAACTTTTTCATTTGACCCATCATTTCTTCGTGAACTTTATTAATTTCATCAATAGCCATAAGAACTTTTGCTAAAACTTCTTCAAGTTTTCCAATTCTTTGTTCTGTTGAAACTACTTCACCTTCTTCCTGCATCTCTTCTTTATCTTTATCTTCAACTATAACTTCACCTTCTTCCTCCATTTTAACCTTTTTAAGATCAGCAGAATTTACAGGTGATTCTTCTGTCATAGCTGGTTCAGAAATTGATTTTACTTTATTATCTTCAACTGATACTACTCTACCATCAGTAAGTTTATAATCACCATTATTCAATGGGAATTGATTGCCATCAAGATTAATACCAAATACGTCAGCACCAACTTCAAGTGTTTCACCAGGTGTGGTTAATTTTGTTCCATCTTCACATTCGTAATCACTAAACATCTTTTTTTCCATTTCAGTATCTTCTTGGACATTTTCCTCACTCAAACTAAATAACTTTTTTAAAGCTTGTTTAATTTGATAAATTTGTTCTCCTTTATTCATCTAAATTAGATTATTTTTTTATATAACTATATAGTTATTATTTTTTTTCTATATTTGCTTTTTTTGATATTTTTATTAAAGTGCCAAACAGACAAATGATATAATAATATAATTTTATTTATTGTCCCATTTAGCATAACATATAGCTGCTGCCTGGTCTTCTGGTTTACCACTATTTATTTCAATACCTATACATCTTGAAACAAATTCATCCTTTGTTTCACCTGATTTTGGTTCAACTATAAATTCTTCCTCAATTGATTCAAAATTCATAGAACCACCTTTTCTATAACTAAATCCACCATCAACCAAATATTGCCACACAGCAGCACCAACAGAAGGAAATTTACCAATAGGACCCCATTCACCAGCGGTTTTTGTACCTGCCATTCCATCAAGAACATTCTCATAAATCTTTTGTGGAATATTAAAATATGTATAAATGCTACCATCATCAAACTTTATAGTCATTTCTTGTGTTACTGTATCATATTTTACTCTATCAACATTAGTAGACCTTACACTATCAATAGTTACTTTAAATTCAAATTTTTTTTTATCTATTTGTTTTAGTTTCCTCTGAGCCCATTCTACGCCTTCATCACCACCCCAAGCTAACCACATCAATCTACCACATCCATCACCAAGTTCTTTTTGGCTATTTTGTCTATGTCTTTCAAAAGCAGCCATTCTAGCAATAGTACTTCTTGTTAATGGTTCACCTTTAGCAAGTTGATTGGCTCTTGCTTTACCAACAGGTGTTCCACAAGAACCCCACCCATTTTCTTCAGCCCATCTTAAAGCTATTTTAGCATTTTCACTTGCAGCCTTTGGATAATCATCATATGATTCTTGGAAACATTCCATTATTTCTGCTAGTTCCTCCTCTTTTAAATCATCAATAAGTTCATCAATATATTTAGGGGCATCAATTATTACAGAATTGTAATTAACAGGACTACTGACTATTTCAACTTTAGCATTTGTTTTGTCCTCAATTTCTTTTGCTTCATCTTCAACATTATCATAGTGTAAATCAATTCCCAAATCTTTTACAAAAGACCACTTTGGTTTGTGATTTGTAAATATAACATTAGATTCTTTAATACCCAAATCTTTAGCAACATTTTTAACTAAATCATTTTCAGTTCTTTTAGTTATAATATAAACATCATCACCATTTGCTATTTTTTCTTTTGCTATTTTTTTGATTTTTTCTTGTGATAAAGTTCCATCAAAGTCAAAACTGACCTTTTCCATTTGAACTAATTTTTGACCCATTAAACCTTCTATACTGAATCCATATCTACCCTCATCTTTTACTTCATTCAACCAAAATTCTGTATCATCTATTTTAACTTCTATAAAAAATGTACCCACTGGTAAATTAAAACCATAATATCTTGATTTATCATATGTTGGATCTTCAACAATCCAAGCACCTTGAATAAAACCAGGTACCATTTGATTTGAATGGTCTATATTCAATGACCTATTATTATTATCTTTTAAAAACTTCTCAACCATTTTTTTAATAGTTTCTTTAGTAAAATAAACATAATAATAGTTATCATTGTTGTCTTTTCTCAAGATTTTTTTATCAGCGATCATAGCAGGTCCAACAATTATTTGTTGTTCTTTAACTGCTTTGAATCTATATTCTTTTTCAATATCAGATGAAAAATACATACCCATAACAGATATAGCAGGATCAGCAACTAAACTAATCATTCTAATTCCTTGATTACCCTCCTCATCAACCTCTATTTCGTAGATTGGTAAGTCGCTATATCTAATCTCATTACCTACTTTATTTTTTATCATATAAGTATTTATTTTTATATTTATCAGTTCTTTTCAATTTGTGCCATAAAGCAACATTAGTCAAATCTAACATTAGTGCTAGTTCTTTTATTGAATAGAATATACCTGTTTCTAAATCTAACACAGAGCTATAATATCTTTCAGCATTTTTCTTTTTTATAGCATCTATAAAAGATTGTGGCTTTTTTCTGCCTTTATGTACTTTTGAGATTTTTAACTTAGTTTCATCTGAAGCTTTTTTACCCTTATTAATTTCTGATAACTTTTTTTTAGCTTCTTGACTTAATGGTCTATTCTTAAATAGATTAGACATATAACTTTTATGCTCATCTGTGTGTTTGTATCCACTACATCCAAAATAATCACCACCATCAGTCATATTGACTAATGTACCAGTGTTTAAGTTTCTTCTACCATACAAAGCAATAAATTCCTTTTCTTTCTCACAGGCCTCATCTAATGTTAAATCATAAAATAATATTTGTACTTCATACTGAGTATTTTTAACAATCCTTTTCCAATGCTCATTACGAGATACTTTATTATAAGCTCTTTTCTCATCAAGACTAATCCCAATGTAAAAAGGTTCATTTTTATCAAGCCTTATATGTCTATAAACTATTGCCATATACTATATATTCATTTATTTAATGTTTATTTTTTCTTTCATTAGCTCTATTTATCTGCGAAACATATCGGTCACGATGGTGCCAGTAAGACATAAGATTTAAACATTCAATATAATTAGTACTATATATTTGTTTGTGCTTTGTAATATCGCCATTAGACAATTTATCAACCATTGCAATCCAATTCATTTCTTCTGGCATCTCATCAACTATAACTCTATTTACTTGCGCGGGAGACGGACGCGAGAATAAGTTTTCATAATTTTTTATGATTTCAGCCTCCCATCTGTAAAAGCCTTTACTATAAACATTGAGTTAATACCTGGTATTTGTTTGAATAATTCCTTCCTTTTATTTAAAATATTTATATCACCAACAAAAGGTTCAAGTTCATATACTGTTTCACCAAATTCATTTATTTTTTCTTTAGCTGGTCTAACTAATATACATAATATATTTAACCATTGTTCAAATTGACTTTTACTATTTTTTTCTAATAGTTTAATTGAAATCTTTTCACCCAAAGTTAATTGATTTGGTATATTATAAGAATATAACTGACCATTTAATAAAAATGATTTTTGTTCAACATCATCAAATTCATCAACTTTAAAACCAGCAATAACCTCTGTGAACTCAACGAGCTCTTCATCATATAAAGAACATATAAAATCTTGACTTTTATCAGTTAATATTGAAATGAACTTAACTAAAAATAATTCTGGTAATAGTTCTTGTGATTCAGCATATAAATCCATCAAGGAAATATATTCAACAGTGGTTAAATCACTCCAACAATCCTTAACATCAACTTCTTCATTTTGTAATCTAATTTTTCTCATATCTTTTTATTTTTATATATTACTTTTATGAACCCAAAACAGACCTGTTTTCTATAACTTCAACTCTATTAGTAGTATTTCC